TATGGGCGGAAACCCTCGTTCTCTATCAGAAGGGAGAAAAATTGTATCTTGAAGGCGAAGATGCACAGTTGGCCGTAAACGAGCAGGCAGATGCAATGGAAACTGATGAGCGTGAAGGCTTAGTGCGAGAATACCTTGATACCCTTCTGCCGAAGAACTGGTCTGATCTGGGAATTTATGAACGCAGAAACTACCTGAGTGGTAACGAGTTTGGGGGTAAGCCAAACGGCACGGAACAGCGCCAGTATGTCTGCAACATGGAAATCTGGTGCGAATGCTTCGGGCGTGACGGTGCATCCATGAAACCTGCGGACTCCTATGCGATAGCAGCCATTATGCGAAAAATCGAAAATTGGGAGAAAACCGAAAGGACAACCTTTGCTATTTACGGACGACAGCGAGGATACAAGAGGAAGTTGTCCAAGTAAGGCTACTCGGACGGGTGGGAGTTGTCCAGTAAGGTGTCCTCTCACTCGTCCATTAAGGAAACCCAATAAATATAACGATTTTTAATGGTTTAAGGACAACCGGACAACCTCTAACCTATTGAAATAAAAATAAAAGAAAAGTAGTTCAGTGGGTGCGTGTATGTATGTGTACGCGCGTATAGGAATTTTTAGGGTGTTGTCCATCCGGTTGTCCGAAAGGAGTAAATAATGCGTGAAAAACAGATAGAGCAAAAGCTGGTGACAGCAGTTAAAAATATGGGAGGCATCGCACCGAAGTTTGTAAGTCCCGGTTTAGATGGTGTGCCGGACCGCCTGGTGCTTTTGCCGATGGGGAGAATGGCTTTTGTAGAATTCAAGGCTCCCGGCAAAAAGATGCGTCCTTTACAGATAAGACGAAAAAAGCAGTTGGAGAGCCTCGGCTTTAAGGTTTACTGCGTTGACAGTGTAGAACAGATTGGAGGTGTGATTGATGCGATACAATCCTCATGAGTATCAGACCTATGCAACAAACTTCATATTGGAACATCCAGTGGCGGCAGTTCTCCTTGAGATGGGTCTTGGTAAAAGCGTCATCACACTGACTGCCATTTACGAACTGATGCTGAACCGCTTTGAGGTACAGAAGGTTTTGGTGATTGCACCCCTTCGTGTGGCAAGGGATACCTGGCCTGCGGAGATTGAAAAGTGGGAGCATCTGACGGGGCTTACCTATTCGGTGGCAATCGGAACAGAGGCAGAAAGGCTTGCAGCCTTAAGACGTCCGGCACACCTGTACTTAATCAATAGAGAAAATGTGGACTGGTTGATTACAAAAAGCGGTATCCCCTTTGATTTTGACATGGTGGTGATTGATGAGCTTTCATCCTTCAAGTCCCATGCGGCGAAAAGGTTCAAAAGTCTTCTGAAGGTAAGACCAACGGTAAAAAGGATGGTAGGACTTACGGGTACTCCTTCCAGCAACGGTTTGATGGATTTATGGGCGGAGTTCCGTATCCTGGATATGGGTCAGAGGCTTGGCAGATACATTACTCATTACCGAAATAATTTCTTTGTGCCGGACAAGAGAAATCAGCAGATGATTTTCTCCTACAAGCCAAGAGCAGGTGCGGAAGATGCAATTTACAGATTGATTTCGGATATTACAATTTCTATGAAATCAGCGGATTTTCTAAAAATGCCGGAATGCATTATAAACGAAGTCCCTGTTGCCCTTTCGGAAAAAGAATGGTCAGTGTACCAAACCTTGAAGGAGGATATGGTGGTAGACCTTAAGGATGAGGAGGTTGATGCCGTAAACGCTGCAGTACTTTCCGGGAAACTTCTTCAGATGGCAAACGGTGCCGTCTATAACGAAGAAAAAGATATCATTCATATTCATGACAGAAAACTGGATGCTCTGGAGGATTTGATTGAGGGTGCAAACGGAAAGCCTGTGCTTGTGGCATATTGGTACAACCACGATTTGCAGAGAATTAAGGAGCGTTTTTCGGTAAGGGAAATAAAAACAAGCCAGGATATCAAAGATTGGAACAACGGAGATATCCCCGTTGCCGTTATCCATCCTGCCAGTGCAGGACACGGCTTAAATATCCAGTTCGGCGGTTCTACGATTATATGGTTTGGGTTGACCTGGTCACTGGAACTTTATCAGCAGACCAACGCCCGCTTGTGGAGACAGGGTCAAAAGAGTACCGTGGTCATCCACCACATTATTGCCAAGGATACCATTGACGAGGATGTTATGAAGGCACTTCGTAAGAAGGAAAAAATCCAATCGGCGCTTATCGATTCCGTAAAGGCGAGAATTGGAGGTGCTGCCCATTGACCGACCCTTATGAAAATCTCGCAAACAGCATCATCCTGTTAGCCGTGAAGGACTACAGGGCAGCAATTAAGAAACTCAAAAAATGGCCAAGAAATGAATCAGCCCAAATTATGAAAGATGAGGTGGAGAGGTTCTTCCACTCTGCGTGGTATAGAGAACTTACCTCAGTGGATGGAGAGTATTTAATCTCCAAATTACAAGCGGAGGTGGAAGAATCGTGAAAGTAAAAGAATATTTAGGCCAGGCATACAGACTGGACCAGAGAATCAACTCGGATATTGAGGAACTTGGAAAACTTAGGGAAATGTCGAGCAGTATTTCTTCTCCCACATGGGAGGAGCGTGTGCAGACATCGAGAAATACGGATGCCCCTTTTGTACGAAGCGTTTTTAAGATTATGGAGTTGGAAGATAAAATCAACGCCGAAATCGACAACCTTGTGGAACTGAAAAAGCAAATACGCACGGTTATTGATGAGGTTGCCAATACCGATGAGCGTATGGTCCTTCGTTACCGCTATATCCACAACCTTACCTGGGAGCAGATTGGGGATGAACTCCATGCCGACAGAACTACGGTGTACCGTTGGCATAACAGTGCCATCAACCATGTAACTATGCCGGAAAATCCAATCAAAATATAATGTCTGCACACTTTGCAACACTTTGCAACAAGATACCACAGTGGCATTTATGATATGATATAATCAGCAAAAAGCAGAATGAAACCAAGCCTTGAGGGAGAAATCTTTCAGGGCTTTTCTTATGCCCAAGGGAGGTGAAACAATTGCCAAAAAGACCAAAGCGACCGTGTTCTTTCCCAGGCTGTCCCAACCTAACGGACGGAAGGTTCTGTGAGGAACATGAAAAGCAGGAAAACAAACGCTACGAAACCTATGACCGTGACCCCGCTGTGCGTAAGCGTTACGGCAGAGCGTGGAAAAGGATAAGGGATTCCTATGCGGCTGCCCACCCACTGTGTGAGAGGTGTCTTAAGGAAGGTAAGTATGTACCGACCGAAGAGATACATCACAAGCTGCCGTTGTCACAGGGTGGAACTCATGCAAGAGAGAATCTGATTGCTCTCTGCAAACCGTGTCATGCAAAGATACACGCAGAAAGCGGCGACCGTTGGCATAATCACTGACCCCGGTAGGGCGGTCAAAATCTCCGGGACCTATATCCCGTGCAACGGGCGTGGGGTTTCGTGTGAAAAAATTGCGTATTCAAAAGGGTAATAAGGCCCGCAGACAGGAAGGCGGTGAGAAATGTGCCAACAAAATCGAATAACACAGGCGGCCGTGGCGGAAAACGTCCGGGTGCAGGTCGTAAGCCGAAGTCCAATCTGGAAAAGGTGCAGAACGGCAACCCCGGCGGTCGCAAATTAACGATGCTGGATATTCCCGATGTGGAAGGTATCCAGATGCCGAAACCAAATGAACTGCTCAGTGCAAAGCAGCGTGACGGTACGGAACTGAGAGCAAAGCAGATTTATGAGGATACATGGAACTGGCTCAATTCCATCGGCTGTGCGGGTTATGTTTCCCCGCAGACCATTGAGCGTTACGCCATGTGTGTGGCGAGATGGCTGCAGTGCGAGGAGATGACAAACGAGCTGGGATTTCTATCAAAGCATCCCACAACCGGAAAGCCTGTCACCTCTCCGTTCATCAATATCGGCATCAACTATATGAACCAGGCCTCAAGGCAGTGGGACAACATCATGCAAATCGTAAAAGAAAACTGTTCCGTGGATTTCTCCGGTACCAATCCGAATGATGACCTGGAACGACTATTGCACCAACGAAAGGGGTTTTAACCATGATTGAAAAAGTAAATCCGAGCCATCCGGACAAGGTGGCAGACAGAATCGCAGGAGCCATTGTGGATCTGGCGTATGCAAAAGAAGATAATCCGAAAATCGCAGTGGAGGTTCTCATCGGTCACGGTGTGTGCCACGCTATCATTGAAACCACAGCGGATTTGGATAAGGCTGAAATCATCAGTGCCGTGCATCGCATCGCAGGTGTGATGGATACGGACATTGTTATCGTTCCCCAGGATAAGCACCTGTCAAACAATCAGAAGGACGGCATTCGCTGTGGCGATAACGGCATTTTTAAGGGTATGCCTCTGACACAGGAGCAGGAGGAGCTTTCCCGCATTGCCCATGACATTTACGGCAGATGCCCTTATGACGGAAAGTACATTATGGACGGTGTTCGCCTGATCATCTGCCAGAGCAATGTGGAAACGGCAGATTTGAAGAGACTCTATTCCGGTGCGGAAATCAATCCCCTCGGAGACTGGACAGGCGGCACGGATGTAGATACGGGTGCTACCAACCGTAAACTTGGCAGTGATATGGCTGACTCCGTAACGGGCGGCGGTCTTCACGGCAAAGACCTCAGTAAGGCGGATGTGTCTGTAAATGTGTATGCGTTTCTGAAAGCACAGAAAACCAAACAGCCTGTGCAGCTTTGCTGTGCCATTGGAGATGACACCATTGATGGCAAGCCTTATGCGGAAATCGTAGCCATTGCAAGAGAGTACATTCAGAACCTCGGTGGCTTTGAGAAGTTCGCTGAATGGGGTCTGTATTAAGGAGGGCGCTATGGGAAGAACAACAACGCAGATGGAACTTGTTTCCATTACAAAATTAGTGCCGTATGTGAATAACGCCCGCACCCACTCCTCGGAGCAGATTATGAAGCTCCGTTCCTCGCTCCGAGAATTTGGTTTCATCAATCCTGTCATTATTGATAAGGATTACGGTATCATTGCCGGACACGGCCGTGTGATGGCAGCCAAGGAGGAAGGCATCGATGAAGTGCCTTGTGTTTTCGTGGACTACCTTACCGAGGCACAGAAGAAAGCCTACATCCTTGCCGACAACCGTATGGCGCTTGACGCAGGTTGGGATGAGGAAATGCTGAAAATTGAAATCGAGTCCTTGCAGGGCATGGATTTTGATATCGGTCTGGCAGGCTTTGACGATGATGAAATTGCAGACCTCTTTGCCGGAGAGGATAAATCCGATGTGGAAGAGGATGATTTTGATTTGAACGATGCCCTGGAAAAGGCTGCCTTTGTGGAGCGTGGCGATGTATGGACGGTGGGCAGACACCGTCTTATGTGTGGTGATGCCACAAATCCCGATGATGTGGCAACGCTGATGGACGGCAAGAAAGCCAATCTTGTGCTGACTGACCCTCCGTACAATGTAGCCTTTGAAAGTTCGGACGGTCTGTCCATCAAAAACGATAAGATGGCAAGCGAGAAGTTTTATGAATTTCTGTTATCGGCATTTCAGAATATGGCTGCCCACTTGGAAAAAGGCGGTGCTGCCTATGTGTTCCACGCTGATACGGAAGGTCTTAATTTCCGTAAGGCATTTATCGATGCAGGCTTTCATCTTTCCGGCTGTTGCATTTGGGTGAAAAATTCCCTGGTGCTTGGCAGAAGTGATTATCAGTGGCAGCACGAACCTGTGCTTTACGGTTTCCTCCAAAACGGCAAACACTACTGGAGCAAGAACGCAGGCAGAAGTCAGACTACCATTTGGAACTTCGATAAGCCGAAGAAAAATAAAAACCATCCGACTTCCAAGCCTCTCGACCTGCTTACCTACCCGATTGGGAACTCAAGCCGTGAGAATTCCATCGTGGTTGATACCTTTGGTGGCAGTGGCTCAACGCTGATGGCTTGTGAGAGAACCAACCGTATCTGCCATACGATGGAACTGGATGAAAAGTACGCATCGGTTATCCTTCGCAGATATGTGGAAGATACGGGTGATGCAGACGGTGTCTTTGTTATCCGTAACGGTGTGCAGATACCGTATGCCGACCTTGTGAAGGAGGTTGGTGCAGGTGAATGAGGAATGGAAACCAATGCCAGGTTTTGAGGGATATTATCTTATCAGTAATCGTGGGAATGTATGGAGTGTCCGAACATCAAAATTGCTAAAAATCAAAACCACCAATGCTGGGTATGCAAGAGTGACCCCGTGCGTGAACGGTTACAGAAAAGAATGTGCTGTTCACAGACTGGTTGCTCTTGCATTCATTCCTAACCCAGAAAACAAACCTACGGTCAACCATAAAAATGAAAACAAATTAGATAATCGTGTTGAGAACCTCGAATGGGCAACGAATGCAGAGCAGAATGTATATGGAACCCGTATTGAGCGTGTCAGGGCGAGTACGGACTATAAGAATAGAGGCATCGATTATGCTGCTGTTGCCGCCAAGCACGATTATTCCCAAATCAACAAAAATCAGATGAAATCCATCCTTCAATTTACGAAGGGTGGAATTTTTATTGCTCAATATGCAGGTTTGGCTCTTGCTGCACGAACCTTGAACATCAATCAAGGGCATCTATGTGAGTGCCTTCAAGGAAGGAGGAAGTCCTGTGGCGGATACCAATGGAAATACGCATAAACAACTAACCCTATGTTCTCTATTTGATGGTTCAGGAGGATTTATGTTGGGTGCGACCATCGCAGGCATCAAGCCTGTTAGTTGTAGCGAAATTGAACCATTCCCTATAAGGGTAACTACAAAAAGATTTCCCTTCGTAAAACACCTGGGTGATATTTCAACTATTAACGGTGCAGAGGTTGACCCTGTGGACATCATCACTTTCGGTTCTCCCTGCCAGGACATGAGCGTGGCGGGAAAACGCAGTGGTCTTGAAGGAGAACGCTCCTGTCTGTTTTACGAAGCAATCCGAATCGTAAAAGAAATGAGGTGTAAAACCAATGGCGAATATCCAAGATACATCGTGTGGGAAAACGTCCCAGGCGCCTTCTCCTCAAACGCAGGAGAAGATTTCAAAGCCGTCCTCGAAGCAGTCGCGTCCGTCAAAGGTGACTATGCTGTGCCTTGTCCTCCAAAAGGAAAATGGACAGGAGCAGGAGAACTGTTGGGAGACGGTTTCAGTATCGCCTGGCGATGCGTTGACGCGCAGTTTTGGGGAGTTCCCCAAAGAAGAAGACGTATCTATCTTGTCGCAGATTTTAATGGTGGGTGTGCCGGAAAAATATTATTTGAGTCAGAAGGCCTGTTTAGGAATCTTAAAACGAGCCGATGCCCGTGGAAAAGAACTGCCGGAACTTCTGAAGAAAGCACTCCTGCGACAGGCATCGTTCTAAATGATCAGGGTGGCAACCGTATGGATGTCACCGATGATGTGACCTGCACCCTTCGTGCCGAAGCACATCATCCGCCTTGTGTTATGGAGTCTGCAGGATTTTGCACGGAACACTCTGCCGACAGCCGTGGCATTGGCTATGAAACAGAAAAATCTCCAACACTTCGAGCCGGAGTCGTTCCTGCAACTGTATATGAAAATCACTCACAGGATACCCGATATGTGGGTCCCCTTGATGTAGCGCAGACCGTGGCAGCAACCTACGGCACTGGCGGAAACAATCAGCCGTTTGTGGTAGAGCCGACTGCTTTCGGTGTCTGCTCCAAGGATAGCAATGCCATGAAATCAGCCAATCCCAACAGTGGTTTTTATAAGGCAGATACTTCACGAACCCTTGACGGCAACGGTGGGAATCCTACCTGCAATCAGGGCGGCATCGCTATTGTGGAAGGCAACGGCTCTCGTCCTTCCCACCATGGTAACGGTTATGCCGAAAGTGATGTCATGTACACCTTGAACACCGTAGACCGCCACGCCGTTGTCTATGCCATCGACCGTGAAAGTTATAACTGCGGTCAGAACTTCGCAAGGAATATGGGTATCAGTGATGAGGGTGTCAATTCTACACTGAAAGCCACGGGACCCGATGCGGTTGCCGTTCCCACCTACTCAAGCAGTAAGGCATCGTTCTTTACTTCTGCAGAAGAGGAACTTGCCAACACTTTAGTAGCTACGGATTACAAAGACCCTCCGCTTGTCAACGATACTGATGCGGATCTGGAATACATTGTTCGTAGGCTGACACCTACGGAATGTGCAAGGCTCCAGGGATTTCCGGATTGGTGGTGCGCTGACCTTGGTGAGAAACTTCCTTCGGAAGAGGAACTCACACGGTGGGCAGAAATCTTTGAAACACATCGTAAGATTGTGGGAACATCAAGCAAACCGAAAACACGGAAGCAGATATTCAAGTGGCTTCAGAACCCTCATTCCGATTCAGCGGAGTATAAGATGTGGGGCAACGGCGTGGCACTGCCCAATGTGGTGTATGTGCTGACAGGCATCGTGTACTATACACAAAATAAAGGGGTGTAAATCTACAAACTTTCTCCCTTGTATTTTGCACATATTACTTGCTATTTTGAGCCTTTAGAGTGATATATGTAGTACCGAAAATTAAAGGAGGTACTCACAATGAGAATTCATTACAATGTTCCCGGTAAAAAACGCAAGGAACTGGCACAGACCATAGCCACATGGCTTGAGGCAGACTGCAGGTACAAGGGAGTTCCCACCTGTGCATACGAAGTGGACTACTTCACAATCGACAAGGAAGGCAACCTGCTGTTTGACGATATGGCAGACAGCGAGGTCATCGAAAAACTTCTGGAGCATCTTTACGATGAGGGATTTGAAAGCGACATCTCAGAGTATGACAGCAAACAGCAAGAGCCTGTAATTTCCGAAGAAGAGCCGATGAAAGATTGCCCGCCGGATTACCTTACTCCTTCCGAAAACAAGCCACAGGGCGAAACGGTGGGACTTACGGTGGAGATTCCCCTTGATAAGGTTGCGGTCGGTAACCTTACAAATCTTCTGGATGCCAAGGGCAGCCTTATAAAGAAAGCCTTGGGCATTCCTGCAACCCCAATCGAAATCGGCGAGGACAGGATTTCCTTCCCTTGGTTCGAGAATGGTTTGGATGCAGATGAGGTCAAGGCTTATAGCCATTTCATTGCTGCCCTTTGTGAAATGAGTCGAAATCAGAAACGCATCAGTGCAACGGAAAAAGCAGTCGACAACGAGAAATACGCATTCCGCTGTTTTCTCCTTCGCCTCGGCTTTATCGGGAACGAATACAAGACCGAGAGAAAAATCCTGCTCCGCAATCTTTCCGGCAGCAGTGCTTTCAAAGGAGGTGCCAAGAATGAGATTTCCGAATAAAGAAACGGTTGAGCGTGTAAGAAAAGCCTATCCCGTTGGATGCCGTGTGGAGCTTGTCCGAATGGACGATGAACAGGCTCCCCCGATCGGAACAAAGGGTACGGTCAGAGGTGTGGATGACACAGCCTCCATCATGGTTAGATGGGATACAGGCTCCGGATTGAATGTAGTGTACGGTGTCGATATTTGTCGAAAACTGGACGCAGTGTCCATTACCTGTTACGGTAGCACCGAGGTTTGGGATAGCAGAAAAGAGGCTGTCGACTTCTACCTTGGTGCCATTGCAGGGTCAGAGGGCAGTGAGTGTGAACGCTATACCAAGATTTACACCGAACTGCTTATGGGCAAGGAGGTCTGCAGCGATGAATACTAAAGTGAAAGAGCAGATTCTCGCCATCCGTGCCACAGGACGAACCAATATGTTTGATGTTCCAATGGTGCAGTACATTGCAAACCAGATGCATTTTTACGAATTAGTGGTGTACCTTGAGGAGTACCGAAAGGAATACACCCACTTCATTCTCACAGGCGAAACGGAGGACTGATTATGTGGAAAGAAGGAACTATCGGCATACCGAAGAAAGCCGGCGGCTACAAAGCAGTCCACTACTGGATTAAGGTTTATGAGGAAGGCAGCCAGTTTGGCATCAACGGCGGTAAAATCAGCAAGCTGATGCTGAAACTCGATGGCGAGATTATTGCCAACTATGACAGAGGTTGGGATGTTGACCCCACAACCGAAGAAGCCAATCTTGCCCTTTGCATTTTACTGAACGAACACAATTAAAAATCCTGTAAAGGCAGGACGGAGCCGAGAGGCTCTGTTCCTCGTATACGCAAAGTCGCACCGAATATGGTGGCGGCTATTTTTTATGCCATTTTTGAGGAGGTGACGGCATTTGAGAAAACTGAAAAACTATAAGCCAACCCGCTTTATGGCGGAGGGCAGCTATTATGATAAAGATGCCGCCGACCACGCAGTATGCTTTATCGAAAAATTCTGCTGTCACACTAAAGGCACATGGGATGGAAAACCCTTTGAACTGATTGACTGGCAGGAGCAGATTATCCGAGATATCTTCGGTGTCCTCAAACCAAACGGATACAGGCAGTTCAACACAGCCTATATTGAAATTCCAAAGAAACAAGGTAAATCGGAACTGGCAGCGGCAGTGGCGCTGTATCTTTTATGTGCTGATTTTGAACCGGGTGCAGAGGTTTACGGCTGTGCTGCTGATAAAGACCAAGCACGAATCGTATTTGACGTTGCTTTAGAAATGGTAAGGCGAAGTCCTCTGCTTAAAAATAAGATGACCATCCAGGCAAGCCAGAAGACTATGACCTACAATCCTACGGGAAGTAAGTACAAGGCACTGTCTGCGGATGTGGCAAATAAGCATGGTTTCAATACCCACGGTGTTATTTTTGATGAGCTGCATACCCAACCGAACAGAAAATTGTTTGATGTAATGACCAAGGGCTCCGGCGATGCAAGAATGCAGCCGCTTTATTTCCTGATCACAACGGCGGGAAATGATACACAGTCCATCTGTTATGAAACGCACCAAAAGGCAAAGGATATCATCGAAGGAAGAAAAGTGGACCCTACCTTCTACCCTGTGATTTATGGTGCAGAAGACGATGATGACTGGACAGACCCGGAAGTATGGAAGAAAGCCAATCCTTCCCTTGGTGTGACGGTTGGTATCGATAAGGTGCAGCAAGCCTGTGAACAGGCAAAGCAGAACCCCGGCGAAGAGAATGCATTCCGACAGTTAAGGCTAAATCAGTGGGTCAAGCAGGCTGTTCGTTGGATGCCGATGGCGGTTTGGGATGCCTGTGCATTTCCTACCGATAAATCGGAACTGGAAGGGCGTGTCTGCTACGGCGGTCTTGACCTTTCAAGTACAACGGATATCACTGCATTTGTGTTGGTGTTTCCGCCGGAAGATGAGGATGATAAATATATCATTCTGCCTTACTTCTGGATTCCGGAAGACAACATCGACCTGCGTGTGCGCCGTGACCATGTGCCGTATGACATTTGGGAGCGTCAGGACTTGCTTATGACTACCGAGGGCAATGTTGTCCATTACGGATACATTGAGAAATTCATCGAGTCTTTGGGTGAGAAATATAACATCCGTGAAATTGCCTATGACCGTTGGGGCGCTGTGCAGATGGTACAGAACCTTGAAGGTATGGGATTTACGGTAGTACCTTTTGGGCAGGGATATAAGGATATGTCGCCTCCTACAAAGGAACTGATGAAACTTGCGATGGAGAAGAAACTGGCTCATGGCGGGCATCCTGTTCTTCGTTGGATGATGGATAACATCTACATCAAGACAGACCCTGCCGGAAATATCAAAGCAGATAAAGCCAAATCCACAGAGAAGATTGACGGTGCTGTTGCAACGATTATGGCACTTGACCGTGCGATTCGTTGTGGTAATAGCAATAGTGCCTCGGTTTATGATGACCGTGGAATTTTATTTATTTAACCCCTTGCACATTCTGATTATGTGTGCTAATATTAGATTACAAAATATTATACCACATTATCAGAAAGGGGTGTTGAGTATGGCAGTAACTGTCTCCGTTACATTAACTGATGAAGAATATGAGGAGGTTTTGGTTAAATCCAAAGCAATAGGTTTATCTGTTGCACAGTATGTAAAGAAGTATCCAATCTCAGTAGATGATTTTGATAGCAGATATTCATACCTTAAGGAACAGGCACTTTTACAGCCTGCAGGAGTTCCCTTTACGGTTATGTCTTTGTTTGATGATTGGGATACTATCCCACGAGGAGTAAAACTGTCGCTGGGAAGAAATTTTTATCATCTTGTAAAGAGGGAAACCCAAGAACTAATTCAGATAAAACCTGCGGGAAAAACAAGTTCCAATGTTCAGCTATATGTTAAGGAGGGATAATCGATGTAACCAGATTATGTAAAAAGAAGAGTGGAGCGAGAAATTGTAGACACTATGAAAAAATATCCCGGTGGTCGAGATACAAGAAAACTTATATCAGAAGTATTGGGAAATCTTCAAAAAACTTACCCATCTCTTAACAGGTATCATGTTGCAGGTATGTTGGCTTGGATTCTCCAAAAGTATAATTTTTCATTAACTACACGCTATCCTGGATTTATGGTTAGTGTGTGAAACTAAAAATTCTGGAGGAATGTAAAATGTTATATTCAGTTGATTCTATGAAATATGTAACAACACTGCCTCATGGCAAGGACTATGATAATTGGAAAAACCATATTTCTGATGCAGATTACGACAAAGTGGTAGATGCCATTAACATCCTTGTTGATGCAAAAGAAATTAATACTGCTGGGTGGATGCCTGGTAGCAATTGGGATGGAACAGTGTATGAACCTCTATATTATGCTTGTGGGAAGAATCAAACTCAAGCGGGGATGTTTTTTGGATTGATTGTCTTTAAAACTCTTATGGAAAGAGAAGATAAAGTATGGGGATTCGGTAGATACGGTGATATTAAAAGCATGACTTATTTTGTGCTTGATAATCCTCCACCTAAAAAGTAAATAACTATTATGGATTAGCATCTGTCAAATAAACGGCAGGTGCTTTTCTTATGCCTATTTTTAAGAAGGGAGCGTGATTCTTATGGGAATTTTATCAGGCATATTCAAGGCGAGAGATAAGCCCGAAAACAGAACGGCGGGCAGTGCCTACACATTTTATATGGGTGGTTCGACTTCCGGCAAAAATGTGACGGAACGTTCTGCCATGCAAATGACAGCGGTGTATTCCTGTGTCCGTATCCTGGCAGAAGCAGTAGCAGGACTTCCCCTGCACCTATACAGATATAATGCCGATGGTGGCAAAGAAAAAGCCATTGACCATCCGCTTTACCGATTGCTCCATGATGAGCCGAATCCGGAAATGAGTTCTTTCGTATTCCGAGAAACACTCATGACCCATCTGCTTTTGTGGGGGAATGCTTATGCCCAAGTCATCCGTAACGGCAAGAACGAGGTGGTTGCCCTTTATCCCCTGATGCCAAACAAGATGTCGGTAGACAGGGATGAAAACGGACAGTTGTATTACACCTATTACCGTGGCTCGGATGAAGCTATTAAAAATAAAGAATTTGCGGTTACCTTGCAGCCTTCCGATGTGCTGCATATTCCCGGACTTGGGTTTGATGGATTGGTGGGATATTCTCCGATTGCAATGGCAAAGAACGCCATTGGTATGGCAATTGCCTGTGAGGAATACGGTGCCAAGTTCTTCGCCAATGGTGCAACGCCAGGTGGAGTGTTGGAACATCCGGGTACTATCAAAGACCCACAGCGAGTCAGGGAGAGTTGGCAGGCTGCCTTTGGTGGCAGTGCCAATGCCAATAAGGTTGCAGTTTTGGAAGAAGGAATGAAGTATACTCCGATTTCCATTTCTCCGGAACAGGCACAGTTCCTGGAAACACGCAAATTCCAAATCAATGAAATTGCTCGAATTTTCAGAGTCCCTCCCCATATGGTGGGTGACCTTGAGAAGTCGAGCTTTTCTAATATTGAGCAGCAGTCCCTTGAGTTTGTGAAATACACCCTTGACCCGTGGGTTATCCGTTGGGAGCAATCCATTCAGAGGACACTCTTATCCCACGATGAAAAGGTGCGTTATTTTGTGAAATTCAATCTGGAAGGTCTGCTCCGTGGCGATTACCAGAGCCGTATGAACGGCTACGCCATTGGTCGCCAGAATGGTTGGATGTCTGCAAATGATATCCGCGAACTGGAAAACCTCGACCGTATTCCTGCGGAAGAAGGCGGCGACCTTTACCTTATTAACGGCAATATGCTCCCCTTAAAAGATGCGGGTGCTTTTGCAAATACAACTGACAATGACGGAAAGGAGGAAAAACCCGATGAAGAAGTTCTGGAAGTGGAAGAACCAGGCACAGACGGAAATGATGCCGGAGGCGAGGACACTGTTTCTGAACGGAACAATCGCAGAAGAAAGTTGGTTTGATGATGATGTCACACCACAGCTTTTCAAAGATGAACTGATGGCAGGCTCCGGTGATATTACCGTTTGGATTAACTCGCCCGGAGGTGACTGTGTGGCGGCTGCCCAAATTTACAATATGCTGATGGATTACAAGGGCAATGTCATGGTCAAGATTGACGGCATTGCTGCCTCCGCAGCATCCGTGATTGCGATGGCAGGAACAAAGGTGCTGATGTCCCCGGTATCCATGATGATGATTCACAATCCTGCAACTGTTGCATTCGGTGATTCTGCGGAAATGCAGAAAGCCATCGATATGCTCTCAAGCGTCAAGGATTCCATCATCAATGCCTATGAGATTAAGACGGGACTCTCCCGTGCGAAACTCAGCCACCTTATGGATGCGGAAACATGGATGGACGCAAACAAGGCCGTGGAACTTGGCTTTGCAGATGAAATCATGCAGAGAACCACCACGGACGAAGTGGAAGTGCCGCAGGTGTCTATGCTTTATTCAAAGGCAAATGTGGTTAATTCCCTTATGGATAAGGTTGCCGCCAAGTGTGCAATCAAGTCCGAAGAAACCCGAAAAACCAAAGCTGATGACCTTATGGACAGGCTAAATCTTATTAAAAATTGGAGGTAATTTATTATGACTATCAACGAACTGCGCGAAAAGCGTAACCAGGCTTGGGAGGCTGCAAAGGCTTTTGTGGAAACCAAGCGCGACAAGGACGGTCTGCTTTCCGATGAGGATGCAAAGACTTATGCACAGATGGAGAAGAAGGTTCAGGACTACGGTGCTGAAATCGAGCGTATGGAGGCTATGTCCGCTATGGATGCCAAGCTTTCCAAGCCTACCTCTGCTCCTATTACGGAAAAGCCTATGAACGGCAATTCCGCACATGACCAGAAGCCTAAGACCGGACGTGCTTCTGATGCTTACAAGGACGGTATGCTTAAGGCACTCCGTACCAATTTCCGACAGGTCAGCAATGTTCTCCAGGAGGGCGTTGATGCTGACGGCGGTTACCTTGTACCCGAAGAGTATGACACTCGTTTGATTGAGGCTTTGGAGGAAGAGAACATCTTCCGTAAGCTGGGTCACACCATTACTACCAGTGGTGAGCGTAAAATTAACATCGCAGCCACCAAGCCTGCGGCAGCGTGGATTGACGAGGGCGAGGAACTTACCTGGGGTGATGCGAAGTTCGCCCAGATCAACCTGGATGCCCACAAGCTCCATGTTGCTGTTAAGGTAACTGAGGAACTTCTGTATGACAACGCTTTCGGTCTTGAGAATTACATCATCCGTCAGTTCTCCAAGGCTCTGGCCAATGCGGAAGAGGACGCATTCCTCAACGGTACCGGTACCGGTCAGCCTTTGGGTCTGCTTGCTACCGATGGCGGTGCTGAAATCGGTGTGACTGCTGCGTCTGCAACGGAAATCACTGCCGATGAAATCATCGACCTTGTGTACTCCCTCAAGCGTTCTTACCGTAAGAACGCCAAGTTTATCTGCAACGACCAGACTTTGGCAGCCATCCGTAAGCTGACTGACAAGAACGGCCGTTACCTTTGGCAGGATTCCGTACAGGCGGGAGAACCTGGCAGACTCTTGGGTTATGAGGTATACACTTCTCCTTATTTCCCTGTAATCACTGCGGGAATGCCTGCCATTGCCTTCGGTGACTACAGCTACTACAACATCGGTGACCGTGGTACCCGCTCCTTTGCGGAACTCAAGGAACTCTTCGCCGGAAACGGTATGGTCGGCTTTGTTGCCAAGGAGCGTGTGGACGGTAAGTTGGTACTGCCTGAAGCAGTAAAACTGCTCACTATGGCTACTGCCTAAGATGGGAGGTGGCAGTGATGAGCGAACTTCTGACGAAGGTTAAGGAAAATCTGATACTGGAGCATTCGGTGGATGATGGACTGATTGAAAGGTTCATCACTGCCGCCGTTTCCTATGCGGAAAGTTATCAGCACATCGAGGCAGGATATTATACGGAAAATGCGATGCCTGCAACTACCGAACAGGCAGTGATTATGTTGGCATCGCATTTCTATGAATCCAGGGACGGTTCTACGGGCGGTTTCTTTGCCGATAATGTGCAGGCGGGGCAGCAGGTATGGAACACGGTCAACCTTCTTCTCAGGCTCGACCGAGATTGGAAGGTGTGATATGAGTTTCGGAAAAATGAATGGTTTTGCTGACATTGTTATCACAAAAAAGGTAAAGGACAGCGAGGGGTTCTCTGCTACGGCGGATGAAATCCTCGCATCTGTCCGTGTTTACAGGGAAGGACGCCACGGAAGTGAGCGTTGGGCAAACCTTGCTGCATTCTCCGAGGCAACCGACCTGTTCCGCTTTCGCTGCATTCCCGGTCTTACCGTAACAACCGACCACATTTTGGTGTGCGAGGATGGCAGGTTTGAAATCACGTCCGTGGAGGATGTAAAGGGGCGCGGAATGTATACGGAGGTGCTTGCGAAAAAGGTGGTGGCGACCAATGGCTAAAGTGGATATCAAAATGCCGGAGGATTTCCTGGAGCGTATTTCAAGGCTCGGCTCGGATTTTGACCCTGTCGCACAGAAAGTGCTTGAAGCCGGAGGCGAGATTGTCCTTGCCAAGGCACAGAGCAACCTTTCTTCCGTGGTAGGCAGCGGCACAAAGTATGAGTCCCGCTCCACGGGAGAGTTGGAGGGCGCACTTGGTTTGTCTTCTGTGAAGATGGACAAAAACGGCAACCACAACATCAAGGTCGGCTTTGCTGAACCCCGCAGTGACGGCATCAGCAACGCAAAACTGGCGAACATCATCGAATACGGCAAACACGGTCAGCCTGCCAAACCTTTTATGAAACCTGCAAAGACAGCATCCCGTGCTGCCTGTATCAGTGCAATGCAGAATAAATTCGAGGAGGAGGTCAGAAAGCTGTGAGTGTACTGTCAGATATCAATGCAACCCTGGAGCCGTTAGGCATTCCACTTGAAACGGGTGTCTTTAAGGACGAGGTTCCGGATAAATATATCGTGGTAATTCCTATGGCAGACAGCTTTGAACTTCATGCCGACAATACTCCCGGCTGTGATGTTCAGGAGGCACGAATTTCTCTTTATGCCAAAGGCAGCTACACCAAAGACAAAAATACAATCGTCCGTGCCTTGCTTGGTGCGGATTTTACCATAACCGACCGCAGATATATCGGTTATGAAACCGAAACAGGCTACTTCCATTACAACGTGGATGTGGCGAAACACTATGAAATGGAGGAATAAACAATGGCTACTATCGGTCTTGATAAACTTTTTTATGCCAAAATCACCGAAGATGATTCCGGGGATGAAACCTATGGTACTCCGGTGCAACTGGCAAAGGCTATGAACGCCGACCTCTCGGTAGAACTTGCCGAGGCAACCCTTTATGCCGATGACGGTGCATCGGAAATCGTGAAGGAATTTAAGAACGGCACCCTTTCCCTGGGTGTGGATGATATTGGTGCTTCTGTGGCATCCGACCTTACAGGCGCCACCATCGATGCAAATGGTGTTGTGGTGTCTGCAAGCGAGGACGGCGGCGAGCCTGTGGCTGTTGGTTTCCGTGCAAAGAAATCCAACGGCAAATACAAGTATTATTGGCTCTACCGTGTGAAGTTCGGTATCCCCGCCACCAACCTTGCTACCAAGGGTGACAGCATTACATTCTCTACGCCTACCATCGAGGGTACGATTCTGCGCCGTAACAAGGTGGACGGCAAGGGCAAGCATCCCTGGAAGGCAGAGGTTACGGAGGGTGATGCTGCAGTGACTTCGGAAATCATCACAAACTGGTATACGGAAGTATATGAACCTTCCTATGCTACAGAGGCGGCTGAATAAGGAGGATATGACACATGGATAAAGAACGCTCTGCAATTATCAATATCGGCGGTGACGAGTATACGCTGCTCCTCACTACCAAGGCTACCAGGGAAATCGCAGGACGCTACGGCGGTCTTGAGAACCTTGGCGATAAGCTGATGAAGTCCGAAAACTTCGAGATGGCTATCGGCGAAATCGTGTGGCTGATTACCCTGCTTGCCAATCAGTCCATCCTTGTCCACAATCTGAAGAACAAGGAAAACAAGAAGGATGTCCTTACAGAGGAGATGGTGGAACTTTTGACCACACCTTTGGATCTGGCTGATTACAAATCTGCCATTACCGAGGCTTTGTATAAGGGCACCAAGCGAAATGTGGTCAGCGAGGCTGACTCAAAAAACGTGGCGGTCGAGTAAGTGACGATGAGTTATTTACTCGACTTTTATATTACGGCATCGCACATCTTCATCTGACACAGGATGAGGTGTGGCTGATGCCGTTTGGTCTGCTCCTGGATTTATGGGAATGCCATAAACAGTATAACGGGCTTGCGAAGCCTGCGAGGGAATATTTCATTGATGACATTATTCCTGCCGGAATCTGATGAAGGAGGTGGTTTGAAGTGGCAGATGATTTTGGCTTAAAAATCGGTCTTGAGGGCGAGAAAGAATTCAAGAAGGCACTGTCAGAAATCAATCAGTCCTTCAAGGTTCTCGGCTCGGAAATGAAAGTCGTGCAGTCCCAGTTTGATAAAAACGACAGTTCCGTAGAAGCACTCACGGCAAGAAACCAAGTGCTGAATAAGGAAATCGAGGCACAGAAACAGAAAATCGAAACCCTTCGTTCTGCCCTTGCCAATGCCTCCGAGTCCTTCGGAGAAAATGACCGCAGAACACAGCAGTGGCAGATTCAGCTTAATAACGCTACGGCGGCGCTCAATGATATGGAGCGTGAACTCGACCGTAACAATGCGGCGCTTGATGATGCCGAGCGTGAAATGGATGACGTTGCTGACAGTGCCGACGATATGAGCGAAGAACTGGACGATGCCGGAGATTCTGCTGAAAAGAACAAGGGCAAATTTGAAAGCCTCGGTTCTGTCTTAAAGGGTGTCGGTGTGGCAATGGGAGCGGTGGTTACGGCTGCCGCTGCCGCCGCAGTTTCCCTTGGCAAGGCAGTAGTTGAATCCTACGCAGAATATGAGCAGTTGGTCGGCGGTGTCGATACGCTGTTTAGGGATTCCTCTGCTACACTGCAGGAATATGCAAACAACGCCTATAAGACGGCGGGTATGTCGGCAAACGACTATATGTCCACGGTCACATCTTTTTCTGCCTCCCTTATTTCTTCCCTCGGAGGAGATACCGAGGCGGCAGTAAAGTATGCGGATATGGCCATTACGGATATGGCGGATAACGCCAATAAGATGGGTACGGATATCGGACTCATCCAGAACGCATACCAGGGATTTGCCAAGCAGAACTATACAATGCTGGACAACTTGAAACTCGGTTACGGCGGCACCAAGACTGAAATGGAACGTCTGCTTGCCGATGCACAGGCGATTTCCGGTATTGAGTATGATATCAGTTCCTATGCTGATGTGGTTTCTGCTATCCATGTGATTCAAGAGAGCATGGGTGTGGCGGGTGCAACGGCAGCCGAGGCGGAACACACCATTGAGGGTTCTTTGAACTCCATGAAGGCTGCCATCGATAACCTTATTGTAGGTTTCGGTAATGCGGATGCAGACATCGAAATGCTCTGCAACAATGTAGTGGATGCGTTCCAAGATGTGCTGACCAATATTACCCCTGTCATTGAGAATATCATATCGGCATTGCCTACGGCTCTGAATGCTCTGCTTACCACTGTGGGCGAACTGCTCCCTACCTTGTTGGATACTGTGGTTGACCTGTTCTCTCAAGTGCTGACAACGCTGCTGACGCTGATACCGCAGTTAATACCTGCGGTGGTTGAAGCGTTAATGACCATTGTGAATACATTGATTGAGAACCTTCCGCTTTTGGTGGATGCCGCCGTTCAGATAGTGGTTTCTCTTGTGGAGGGCATCGGCTCGGCACTGCCGGAACTTATCCCCGCAGCAATACAGGCAATCATTACAATCGTTGAAGGCCTGATTTCCAACCTTCCGATGATTTTGGATGCCGCACTTCAGCTTATCATGGGTCTTGCAGAAGGTTTGCTTACCGCCATTCCTGTGCTGATTGAGGCACTGCCGTCCATCATACTTGCCATTGTGGATTTTGTGATTGGGGCAATCCCTCAAATCATAGACGCGGGCATTCAGTTACTGACTTCGTTGGTTTCTGCATTGCCGGAAATCATTGTGGCAATTGTGGAGGCAATACCGCAGATTATTGATGGCATTATCACGGCGGTGCTTGGTTCGATTCCGCAGATTATCCAAGCGGGTATCGATTTGCTTGTTGCCCTTATCCAGGCATTACCGGAAATCATCACAACCATTGTGGCGGCAATTCCGGAGATTATCGGTTCTGTGGTAAATGCTCTTATAAACAGCATTCCGCAAATCGTACAGGCAGGTGTTACGCTTCTTACTTCTTTGATTAAGAACCTGCCTACTATCATCGTGGAAATCGTAAAAGCCGTACCGCAAATTCTGTCCGGTTTGGTTTCTGCCTTTGGTAAGGGTGTATCTCAGCTTGCCAATGTCGGTGCAAACCTTGTAAAGGGTCTGTGGCAGGGTATCCAGTCCCTTGCCGGATGGCTTTGGGATAAGGTGTCCGGTTGGATTTCTTCCATCTGGGACGGCATCTGCGATTTCTTCGGTATCCATTCGCCTTCAGATGAGATGGCATGGATTGGCGAGATGTTGGTGGAAGGCTTGGCAGGTGCTATCAATACCAGTGGTAAGGATGCGGTTGCAGCTGCTGAAGGCATGAGCCAGGACATCAATGACGTGATGCAGAGCCTTGCCGATGATATGACTACGGCACTGCCTACGGACTTCAATGTAAATGGTTCGGTCAACCGAAATGACACGGTTTCCGGTATGGGAACGGGTTACGGTGCGCTGATTACCATTCAGCAGATGATTGTCCGAAACGAAGAGGACATCCGCAAGATTTCCCAGGAACTTTACAACTTGATTCAGAGTGGCTCCCGTGCACAGGGTCACTTCACTACGGCATAAGGGAGGGTTTTGACCTATGGGGTTTATTTTTAACGATATTACATCGGCAAGCATGGGCATCAAAGCCCGTCTGACTTCCTGGCAGGTGTGTGGTAAACTTCGAAACTTTACCACCACCGTACCTGGTAAATACGGTGTAGCGGATTTCGGTGCTGACTTTGACTACCGAGAAATAAAGGTACAGTGCAATGTCTATCCGAAACACAGCTTTACGGCATTGGTATCTGCCTTGGATGATGTGGCTGCATGGCTTGACCCTGTGCAGGGATTGCGTCAGCTTGTGCTTGATGATGTGCCGGACAGATATTTCATGGCACGTCTGAATGATGCGGTGGACTGTGAAAGGCTCATCCGCTCGGCAGGTTCTTTTGATTTGAAGTTCTTCTGCCCAGATCCTTTCGGTTATGCCATTACAGATGAAACTTTCTCCATTGTGGAAGAAGGAGTCCATACCATTACAAGGACTATCGGAAATATTGAGTCCTTACCTGTGTATCGCATCAAGGGTGTGATAACAGCAGGAGCAAGCAATTATATCAGTATTACCACAAATGGCTCGGAACTGAAAATCGTAAATGCCACACTTTCCGAGGGAGAAACCCTCATTGTGGATACTGATAAAATGACCGCCTATGTGGTGGATGAAAACGGAGAAACACTCCGTAACGGTCTGCCGTATTTGCAGGAGTTGAACTTTCCGACACTGGCTGTCGGAGATAACACGGTCACCGTGGAAGTAAGCAATGCCACGCTGACGGAATTACAGATTGGTGCCAAGAGCAGATGGAGGTGACGGTATGTCTTTGAAAACAATTCTGAATAAGCAGACAGATTTCACGGGTGAGTTTCCCACAGAGTATGCCGTCTCCGGCTTATGGCGTTTCAATGAGTCTGCACCGGATAATGATACGGCTCTTGTCGATTCTTCCGGCTGCGGACGGAATTTTACTATTGTGAACTGGTCTGGTACTACGGCAAATCTGTCGAAAAGTCCGAAAGGCAGGCAGATTCGTTTTAATATCAATAATCCGACTTCTGAAAAGACTCATCTGCAGGTGACCAATGACGGCAGTATATTTGCCAACCTTGGGGAGCGTATCATCGTAGGCGGATGGATGTGTCCTACCACCTATTCTGTAGGTAACACGTTCTGTCCAATTTTTAATACCCGTTACGGTCCAGGACAGCCGATTTTCTATCTGTCCTTATATTCCGGTAAGCCGAGAATTATGCTTTATAATTCTTCGGGCAGCCTTATTCTGGATAAAACTGTAACACCGACTTTTTCATTAAAGAATGGTGTGTGGTATTTCATAGCCGGAGTGATTGAACCGAATAATAAGGCATTTACCTATGTGGTTGGTGACCGTTCCACAGGAGAGGTATGGAAGTCTGAAACTCTGACTTTTACCGGGGAACTGAACCGTTCGTGTGTAGCAGATTTGGTTATCGGTATGCACGCCACAACTTATTATTACGCAGGTGGTTTTGATGAGTGGTTCTTAGACTGCGATTCTCCACTGACCGCAGATGATTTGGTGGATTATTTCAATGCCACCATTTTGTGCAACGGTGCAGACATTTCCTCTGATGTAGATGCCTTTTCAGTGACGGACGGCGTTACACTGAAAGCAACGGATGGAGTTTACCCGGAAAGCGGTATCCTCTATACCAAAGCTGTGGAGTGCAATCTATCCGGCGCAGGCAGAGTGTCTTATACCAGTGAATATATCGCAGGCACAACGGCAGTGGCATCGGTGGAAACATCCACAAGTGATGACCTTGTGGATTGGAGTGATTGGGTATCTGTCGGTGCAGATGGAAAACTGCAATCTCCGAACCGAAACTATATCCGTTTCAAGGTCACGCTGACCACCTCAGATACTTCCAAGACACCGAAACTTGTGGATATCCGACTTTATGACATTCCGAAAGCACCCTATGAAAAAATCGGTTATGCCCGCCCTGTGGTTTTGGATGATAACGGAGCGTGGGAGGCCATTTTGGAGAATGCTTATGACATCATCGTTACGGGCGAAATCAATGGCGAGGACACGCTGACTTTTTCCATTCCGTTCCGTGACAGTAAGCGTAAATATCTTGAAAACGAGAAGAAAATCCAGATCGTTGATGATATTTATAAAATCCGTACCATCACAGATGTGAAGGACACTACTGGAAATACAGTCACGCAGGTGTATGCCGAGGCGGAGTTTTATGACCTTACTTTTTCTGTCCGTAAGGAAGAAAAGAAGTTTGATGCAGAAACTGCGGATGTGGCTATGGCGTATGCTCTTGCTGATACGGAGTGGAGTGTGGGAACTGTTAATGTGACTTCCAAGCGTACCTGGACGAGTACAGAGAAGAACGCACTTTCCATCTTACGCAGCGTTGCCAATCTCCACGGTGGCGACCTTGTATTTGACTGTCCGAACCGACTGGTGCATCTGCTTACGGTCAACGGCAAGGACAGCGGTGCCCTGTTTGCCTATAAAAAGAATATGAAAAGCATCGAGCGAGTGGTGGACACCCGCTCCCTTGTAACAAGGCTTTATGCGGTCGGTGCCAACGGAATGACCTTTGCCGACATCAACGGAGGCAAGCCTTACCTTGAGGATTTCACTTATTCCAAGGAAGTGCGTATTACTACTTTGGATTGTTCTTCCTTTACCAACCCGTATCAGATGAAGGAATACACGGCCATGCGCCTTGCGGAATACTGCAAGCCTTCCGTTTCCTACGTGCTGAATGCGATGGACTTGTCCGTGCTGACAGGATATGAGCATGAAGCGTGGAACCTCGGTGATTATGTCCGTGTGGAAGATAAGGACTTGGGACTTTCTGTTACCACCCGTATCGTGCGCCGTGAATACAACCTGCAGGAGCCTTGGAACACGGTATTGGAACTTTCCACCACGCTCAAAAACCTCGGCAGTTCGGTCAGTTCCATTGATACCATTGCCGATGCTTTGGAAGGCACAGGAATGGTATCCAACAACGATATCCGTGAACTTGTGCCGTTCAATCATCTGCGAAACTCCCGTGCCGATGATGGACTTGCTTATTGGGTCAGTTCCGGTTTTGAGGCAGACGGAGAAAACGGTGCATCCGGCACAGCATCCTTTAAGGCTGTGGGTGTGGAAGGTATGACCTTGAGCCTTGCCCAGACCGTGTATCCGTCCAACCGTAGCAGTTATACACTGTCGGCACAGTTTGCTTCGGATGACTTAAAGAAGCTATCTGATGATGCCCAGGTGGGCATTGAGGTGGTTATCGAATACGAGGACGGCAGCACAGAAACAAGATTTATTGATTTGTACTGATGGAGGTGCTTATGGCTTATTTTTCTAAAACATCGGAGAAGATTACGCCGGAAAGCTACTTCTCCAAAGTGAAATCCATTACAGTGCGTGTGTGCATTACTAATTGCACAGGCACTTTGTATATTACAGACCTTTTGCTGCAGCCCGGTTCTGTAGCCACGGGATGGGTAGGTCATCCTTGCGAGATGAAGTGGGTATTGGATGGCTAATCCGGTATTCATCCGTCTTGCCGAGGTCATAAACAAAAAGCAGGATATGCGTGTCATGAGCGTAACGGTGAAACCTACCGTCACCAACTGCTCCGGCACGATTTGGTTTACCGACCTTATGTTGCAAGAAGGACCGGCACTGACAGGCTATGTGCCACATACCGAGAGTCGACTTAAGGAAGATACCAAGGTATGGTTCAACGGTGTGGTTCGTTCCAAAGAAACGGTCATTATCTGCAACGTCGGTGATACATCCGGTGGTCTTGATGTCCATATCTATCCGAAATCCGATATGGCGGCAGGCTCGGTGCAGCTTGCCCAAGGTGTGGGTGGACAAAAGGTTGTGTTTCCTAACAGACTTTCTGCGGAGGATGATTTGGCTCTGCTTGCTTCGATAAGGGAATGCACCAAAAACGGCATTCAAGAGCCGAAAGAGGGCTTTTACCAATATAGCGCCGCTTGGGATTCCAAGCACAAAGTCACCTTGGAGGACGGCAAGTCAGCCAGGGTGCTTTTTGAATTGCAGCAGATGTCGGATGGAGGTGTTTCGATTTGAGGGATAAATTAAAAGGCAAACGCATCATGGTGTGGACATTCATGGGCAATTCCAGAATGTACGAAGCCTTGCGTGATTACGGTGACCGTATCGACACTATCGGTCTGTTTTCTTTTAAAGTGGATGCCACAGGAACGATTACGGAGAGTGGTGTTCCCATCAGCAATATGCTGACCTATATTAACAAATGGCCGCATATCCGATGGTTGCTAACCGTTGCTAACGATGGTGCAAATTCTATCTTTAAGGCTTTGCGTAATAATACGAATGGCGCACAGGACACCTTCTGTTCCGAACTTGTCCGAATCATGGAGAAATACCCGTGGTGCAATGGCGTGGATATCGACCTGGAAAAGGGTGATGATTATTCTACCCATGCAGCGTCCACAGCTATGTTCAAGCATATCTACGAAACCGTAAAAGCCTACGATTCTACCAAGGAAATGAACATCTGCCTTCCGGGTATGACCTCGGTTAACGGCTCGGTTGGTGGCGAAAACTGGTGCGTATATGGTGATTTGGATAAATACTGTGATACGGCTTCCATTATGAGTTACGGTATGGCTTGGGCGGGTTCTGCTCCCGGTCCTGTTTCTCCGAGGAGCTGGCTTGAGGGCATTTATGATTATGCAACGAAAGTTATGAATCCCGACAAGGTATTCCTCGGTATGCCTGCCTATGGTTGGAATTGGCAGATTTATGACACGCCGGAGAACCTGGGCAAATATTACCGAGGCACATCTCATACCTATTATGCAGCGAAATACTGGATGCAGGGTGTTTACAATTTTACCGATGATGCACCTCCACAGCCGTTCATTCCTATAGTTTCCTATTGGGATGATTACGATATGGGGCCGTGGGCATTGCCCCATGTGTATGATTATATGGAAGGAAGAGATGCAACGGATTATTCTTATCCGCTGATGACCGAAACCTATAACCGCAGACGATATCTGACGGCCTATGCCAAGCAGCAAAAGGCGGAGTTTGGAGAAATTATTATCGACCATAATGCCGAGCCGGACAGTTATTCCGGTGTGGTATCCGTGTCTGAAACCTTGGTAACTCTCGGCGATGAGGGTTCTGCCACCTACAAGTTCACTATTGATGAGGACGGCACCTACGATGTTGCCATTCGCCTATGCTATCCGTTTTGGGATAAGAACAGCATTTACGCATCGTTGGACGGCAGCATGGTTCACTTTTCCGAGGATAGGATTTGGTGGCCATATTGGAGGACTACCTTCTGGGCAACTCTCGCCAAGGGAGTAAGCCTATCTGCCGGAGAGCATACACTGACCATTTCTGTTGGCGTCAACGGTGTGCAGTTCTATGGTTTCCGTGTCTGCACGGATTTTTCGGAAGAACCCACTGCAGGTCAAGCGG